GCCACCAGTTGCAGGTAGTAACAAGTTAGTAACCATGAAATCAGTTTGTGGAGTCATTAATCTAAAGTTGCACATTAACAATTGAATCCAATCTTGTGTAGAAGCAGGAGAACCCGGAATGTCATAACTTGTAGTAAAGTTATCATATACCTCTTGGATGTCTAATCTCTCTTGGCTAATTATATCTAATACTGGTAATTGTGTAATAGGATCTTGACTTGTAGTAGTATAAGGTAATCCATCTTGCAAAGACATAGCAGTAGGAATTAATGTAAGGTCATCTAATTCGTATGCTGATAAATCAAAATAAGATTCGTAATATACCACATCGTTGAGTATAGTTTGCCATCCATTAGTAGCAGTATAAAGCCCACCTGCTTCTGTGCAAATCGTACTAGGCACATCTTCGTGTAGCAAGCGAGTTCCTGTCAGAGCTCTTGTTGAATCTTTAGCCATTACTTCATCGCCTTCCTTGTTGCTGCATGTGCTTTCTTAGACAAAGCACCAAACTTCATTCTTGGGTGTTTTGCTTTGAGTCGCTTGTACTCGACTCCGTATCTTCTACTGTAAGCACTAACTTTACGAGGCGCTTTCTTTTGAGGAGTCGGCGCAGCCATTCCCCTATCGCTAGTAATGTCACGCACATCGCTCCTATGGGCTGCAGCATATCCGGCAGCATATCCTCTCTCCCAATCTGCGTTCACTGAGAATCACCTCAGTTATCGCTAGCGGTCGATTGTATTGCAATTGCCATCCAGTCCTTGGAACCAAGTTTAACAACTCTACAGCGGATTCTTGCAGTTAGATAAACTGGATCTGCTGCACTTGTAGCTGCGTTGTTGTTTCCGCCAACTAGGTAAAGTGTGTCATTTACAACTAGGAACATTTCTGAAAGTGCAGATGGACCGTAATTATCTGGGTACAAATCAGTAGCATGTGAAGTTACATTGTTGACTACATCTGCGGTAAGAGTTCCGCTTGCTACTAGACTCTGATCGTCAGCTCGGATAAAAGCACTTCCTGGGTTCAAATCTGAGAGTTGAGCCATTAGTGAACCATTTGCTTGTAGCATGTTGATGATAGATCCATCGTAGCCAGCACCATGCTGGAATACGAAATCGACCTGATCGATTGCGATAGCTTGTCCAGTTGCTACATTTACATAAGCGCCTAGATCTATGCTTCCTTGAATTCTTGTTCCACTAGCAGATGCTGCTGGGATCGTTACTGTCTCTGTCAGGTAAAAACTACCTGTTTTTGCTGTTGCCATGGTAACCCCATGCAAACTCGGTGTATAAACTACACTGCCTCGGATTGAATCTTTGCGGCGGAGCCGCCCCGAGGCCCACGGAGGGAGTGTCCACCTCCAAGTTCCTTATCACCACCACCCCCATGGCATAGCAACCATATTACTAACTTTCGTGGGATAGCCCATCAAAAACCTAGAACCTATCTAGCCTTTTTTGCTAATGCGTGCGCATAAATTCATATACAAATGCTCGCTGGCTAGTAACATGCGACCAATAAATGTCACATTAGACAGCGTAACATGGGAATTAGCCAAGCAGAAGCCTAACTTTTCTTCTTGGGTTAGAGACAAACTACGATCAGAGCGTAACAAATCTGAGGCTGTGCCTAATTGGTGCAGAGCATGTAGAGGTAGGCCAGCCAAAACAGGTATGGCTTATTGTCGAAGTTGCCAGATAGACTTAGGAATTGACTTGGAAGGTGAAGAAGAATGAACTATTTTGAACACAGACAAAAAGCAGCAGACGACTTTGAGAACCACATTATACAATGCGCCATAAAGAATAACATCTATTGTGATGCTGATGAGATAGCAATGGCGCTATCAGATTGGTATGAGTGTGAACAAATCAGAATGCTGAGCACTGGTGAAGTTAAAATCAAGTGGGAAGCAAATTGCTGGTGGGCAGATTGTAGTTGTGTAATGGGAACTTACTATTGCATACTAGCTCCATTGGATGAAGTAACTTGGTACGAACCTTACGATCTAGCAATCAAGCGGACGGTGAAACAATGAAGCGAGCATATGTTTGTTACTCGTGCGACGAAGTAGAATGGTCCGAACAACATTTTCTATTAGTTCCTTATCATCTAGTTCCATATCATCTTCAAACAAGAGTTTGGTGGACTTGCATGAAGTGTGCAGAAATAAGTTGTTGTTGGGATTAACTTTCAAACTCAAAGAATCCTTCTTTTTTGTTTTCACCGCCACCGCCGTAAAAGCCGAAGATGGTATTAATGTTTGAAGTTAATATTTCTAGTTTAGTTTGAGGAGTAACTTTAGGATCAGTGTAAACACCGATAGCATAATTGTAATTCTGAAATCCATCTTCTGGATCGATGGCTGTAGAAATTACTGCACCAGCAATATATGATGCTTCGATTGCAATTAATGTCCCAGTGATTCCAGCCAGCCATCCACGCTGAACTAATTTCTGCAAGATTTTGTCTTGGGCAAGTATTGCTCCGATTGTCAATCCAGTAATTGCAGCAGTTTTGACTACATCTTTACCAGTGACATCTTTGCCTTTTCTGGTTAACTGCAGTAATCCAAAACCAGCAGCAATAGTCATCTCTAACTTTCTACGTGCAAGACGAACTTCAGACAAGGGTATCACCCTTGAGTTGCAATTTCGTATGAACGCTTTAGTCTCATCATGTATGGAAGTTCATCTTCCTTTACTATCTCAGCACCTAATACGAATCTTGTAGGAGGAACAACCCAAACAGATCCACTCAAATCGTTTGCTGTTGGGATTAGGATTCGATAATACCATAATTTCTGGACCGCAGTAGGTTCTGCTGATCCATATGCGCCACCAGTTGCAGGTAGTAACAAGTTAGTAACCATGAAATCAGTTTGTGGAGTCATTAATCTAAAGTTGCACATTAACAATTGAATCCAATCTTGTGTAGAAGCAGGAGAACCCGGAATGTCATAACTTGTAGTAAAGTTATC